CAGCTAACGTTGTTATGACTGGTGAGATTGGTACAATTGCAAACACTCGCATCGTGCCTACTAAGAAAGTAAAACTTGACACAACTAGCGCATTTTACACTTGCCCTATCATCAAGCTTACTCATGATGACGAAACTGAACAGGACACTGCAGCATTGACAGTTTACCTTAAACGTGACCCAAACGTTGAAGTAGACCGTAAGTCTTTGAAACGTACTACTGAAATCTCAATTGATGAGTTCTACACAGTGGCTGTTTCTGACGACTCTAAGGTAGTGCTTGCGGAAGTTAAGAAATAATGAAAGTTAAAGCTATACAATCATTCAATGACTGGGAAGCTGGGATTAGACGACAAGAAAATGAAGTCTTTGAAATTACGGACGAGCGCTTTGAGGTGCTTGAAAATAATTTAAAGGTCAGCTTCAGCGTGTCTATTTCGGATGTCCTTGAAATCATTGAAGAAGAAACCGAAACACAAGGAGACGAGACGACTCCTTTAGATTAGGAGGTCTTATGGAACTTGAAAAACTTAAAATATTGACGGGCGAGAGTGACAAAGTAGTCCTCTCGTCTTTGATTTTACGGGCAGAAAATATCATTTTATCAGAAACTAATCGAGACAAACTAACACCTGCTCTTGAGAGACTGGTGCCTGAGATTGTTATCGAGCTCTACAACCGTTCAGGAAGCGAGGGAGAGCAATCTAGGAGCGAGGGTGGTATATCTGTTACCTACTCTGACAACGGGTTGTCTACGGGCGTTTTACAGCGTGTACGAATGCATAGGTTAGCAAGGGTGGCAGGTCATGTTTTTGAAAAAGAATAGACTGAAACCCTACCCTCTCAGACGGTTTAAAAAAACTGTATCGGACGAGGGCGTTGTTAAAGAAGGATATGCGGACGAGGTTGAGGAAGTACGTCTTGAGTTGTGGCCAGCTAGTAGTAAGCTACAATCTGAAATCTACGGAGACCGTATCAACGATATCTTGAACGCAAATGCGAGCAAGGATGCAAACATCAATGTCAAAGATGGTGTTTGTATCGATAGCAAGACAGAGGTCACACATCGTGTTATTTCAAAAAAAGTATACAGTCAACATCAGGTATTGGAGGTAGAACGTGTCAGAGCTTCTAGGGGCAGATAGGCTCATCGCTAAGTGCCGTAAATTGTACGGTACAAAAGCTGCTGATATTACTAGACAAGCTGTCTTGCATGCTTCTAAGACCATTGTCCAGGCAGATGCTAAACTAAGAGCGCCATCGAATGAAGGCGAACTAAGAAACAGTATCAAAGCAAGGGTTAAAGTTGAGGGGGACCGAGTTTTTGGTGAGGTTTACACAAATCTACACTATGCTCCATATGTTGAGCTCGGAACTGGTCCAAAAGGACTAGCTAGCCACGCTGGGATTTCTCCTGACGTGAACGTGTCTTATCGCTCCACGCCTTGGTTCGTGCATGAAGACCAGATTGACGTAGGAAAGTATCACTTCCAAAAAATGGGAGAGTTCTACAAGATGTACGGTCAACCAGCACAACCTTTCTTGTACCCCGCTTTAAAAGACAATCATGACCGCATATCGAGAAGTATTTCAAAATACGTTAGTAGAAAGATTAGAGAACAGATAAGATGATCAATATTAAGCCAGTTATTTATAAAGAATTGCAGAAGGTCGCAGATAATGTGACCGACACTTATCCGAGCGATTGGGAGCACTTCCCAGTCGTTATTTTTTTGGAAGAACAAAACAAGCCAGGCGACTGGTTCGACGATAAGGAACAAAAAACATCAATTCGCTATAAGGTTGATATCTTCGATAATGATAGCACTAGCAACCTTGCAGTTAAAATCAATGAGATTTTCGCTTCATTAGGCCTGCGTAGGATTGAAAGTCAAGATATCCCTGACCCCTCTCATTTGAGGCATAAATTGATGAGATTTGAAGGTATTGTCGACCTTGACTCTGAGCTTGTTTATCAATACAGAATGGAGAATTAATACATGTTAGCAAATGGAATTACGCTGTCTTATGGAACAGCTAAAGGAACTTATACCAAACTTGCAGGACTAAAAGAAGTACCTGAATTCGGTATTGAACCTGAAAAGGTTGAAAATACCACCCTTGAAGACAAGGTTAAAAAATATGAGTTCGGTATTGGCGATGCTGGGGAGCTTGAATACAAATTCGCTTATAAAAACGACGGGGCAGATGCTCCTTACCGTGTTTTGCGTAACGCAGCAGACAACAAAACTAAGCTCTTCTTTGAACAAACCTACCCAGACAACACCAAGGTCAAATTTGAAGGACAGGTATCTGTCAAACTTGGCGGTGGTGGTGTGAACTCTGTTATTGAGTTTACTCTTAAAATCGCATTGCAATCTGAACTTGAATTTACAGACGGAATTGGAGGTTAATTAAATGGCTCTACCATATACGACATGGAAGGTCAGCGAGGATAAGGAGTTAAAACTCCGCCTCACTTCCTTGCAAGGGACTAAAGTTGAAGAAAAAATTGGAGCAAACTTGCTCAAGGTATTCATGCCTGAAGAAGGTGAAACTTTCACATTGCCTCCTTTGAAGGTGATGCTGCTCTTAACTCATGGAGCACTTCAGAAATACGAACACGGTATTTCATTTGAAGATACATCTGACCTTTACGACGAGTATGTCGATAATGGTGGAGATCAAGCAGCGTTCATGGCAGATGTTATCTTGCCATTACTCCAAGTTTCGGGTTTTATGCCACGGGAGAAACCAAGCAAGAAGAAAGCTCCCAAGAAACCCAAGCTGGAAGTAGTCGAGTAGAACAGACTACGGTCAATTCTATAACTGAAATGGTTGAGAGGCTTTACCCTATGTTTTTAGACATCGGGGGGGAGCCTCTCGTTTTTTGGGATTTGACGGTTCTTGAAATCAGAGAAATGATTGAAAGTTATAACCGTGTTAGGATTCAAAAACAAAAAGACAAAATCATTGAGTCGTATAGGCTTTCGCAAATGATTGCTAATAATGTTTCTTTGTTACTCTCGAAAGATGCTAAACCGCTTGAGGTTTGGGACTATGCCCCTGAATTATTCCAGGACGAGAGAGAACAAGTCGAAAAAGCGAGATTGGCTCAAGAGTTGAGATTACACCAAGAACGCATGCGCATGTTTGCTGAAAGTCACAACAGGAAATTTAAGACGAAAGGAGAATAAATGGGAGTTACTCTTGATGAGCTCAAGGTAATGATTGATGCTGAAATTGCGCCTTTCAAAAACAAAATGAAAGAAGTAGAGAACAGGGTCAAAGATGCATCTGGCAAGGTGCAAGAGTCAACCAACAAAATCAAAACTCAGTCAGGATCCATGCTAGGTGTTTTTGGTAAATTAGCTAAATTCGCTGGTTTTGCTTATCTTGGAAAGAAGTTGCTAGACGTTGGTATGTATTCGACACAGATGGCTCTTGAGGTTACAGCTTCAGTCAACCAAATTAAACGCCAAATGGGCGAGAGCTCGCAAACATTCTTAAAATGGGTTAACGATAACGCCAACGCTATGAATATGAGCGTAGGAGAAGCTACAAACTACGGTGCGGTTTATTCTAACCTTTTCTCTGGTTTTATTAAAGATTCAGGGAAATTAAGCGCCTATACTGCTAAAATGTTGCAAACATCTGCAGTTGTAGCCGAGGGTTCAGGACGTAGCATTACGGACGTTATGGAGCGTATTCGTTCAGGTCTACTAGGTAACACAGAAGCAATTGAGGATTTAGGAATCAACGTCAATGTGGCTATGATCCAATCCACAGAAGCCTTTAAACGTTTTGCAAACGGGCAAAGCTGGGACCAGCTTGATTACCAAACACAACAACAAATTCGCCTTATGGCTATCCTGGAACAGGCAACCGCCAAATATGGCACGACCTTGTCCCAATCAGTAAACGGGCGCATTAGCTTGTTTAAATCATTGCTAAAAGACTCAGCTCTCAATATTGGTAATGCTTTCTTACCAATTATCAATGCCATTATGCCAATCTTGAACTCGTTTGCTATGGTATTGAAAAATGTTACTGGCAAATTAGCAGAGTTTATCGCCTTGCTATTTAACAAGAAAGCGAGCGTTAAAGATAGCGGTGTAGCTAGTGCAGCAAGTAGCGCTGGAGATGCTTTAAAAGACGCAGCAGGCGGGGCTGGTGACCTTGCTGATGCCATGGATGATGCAGACGATGCTTCAGGTGGTATTGCTGATAACTTAGACGACACTGCCAAGTCAGCCAAGAAAGCCGTTAAAGAGTTGCTAGGTTTAATGGGATTTGACGAGATCAACCTCTTAAACAAAAAAGACGACCCTGACGACGGAGACGGAGCTGGCAAAGGTAGAGGTGGCGGCGGTGGTGGCAAAGGTAAGAAAGGAAAAGGAGGGGGCGGTGGCGCACCTTTCAAAGACATCTTACCAGAAGTTGCTCTTACCGATATGGATAACCAGTTCAAGAGTATTTTTGACGGTCTTGGAGATAAGTTGAAAGGTTTATTTGATTATTTAGCGAAGCTCTGGGATTTATTTAAACAAGGTTTTTCACTGTCGTTTAGATGGGATAGCCTTGAGAGACTTAAAAATGCATTGAGTGGTATCTGGAAATCTATCAAGGATATCTTTGAAGACGGGACGGTCTTGCAAGCTGCAGCTCGCTTTGGGGAAAAGTTAGCTTTTGCTTTAGGCCAGACGGCTGGTACGATAGCTAATGTCATCATGGGTATTGCGGTATTTCTTGCTGAAAGTCTGAACAAATCTCTAAATGATACCAAGTGGGATATTAAGTCATGGCTCATTCGTATGTTTGATATTAATGGCGATACGATTGCTAGCATTGGGAATATTGCACAAAGTATTGGTCAAATCTTCTACGACACCATAACAAGTGAACCTGCTACAAATATCGGGGCTGGTCTTATCTCTGCGTTCACATACGCATTTATGGGCGTTACTGAGCTTGTATCTAAAAGTACCAGAGATGTTGTAAAACAGATTGAGAAAACAATCACGGACAACCAAGGAAACATTACAGAAATGTTTACTGGTTTGCTCAAAGCTGCAGAGCCAGTTGTCGAAGCTCTGGCCAGCACTATGAAGTCCATCTTTGAAAAAGCTAATAAAGTCTATGACGAGCATATCAAGCCGTTAATTGACAAAGCTGGAGATTCATTATCATCTATCGTCAAAACGTTCACGACCGTTTGGGATGAAAAAATTCAGCCGATTTTGGAAGAAATAGGTGCTGGGTTTGCAGATACGATTGAAAATCATATAGGACCAGCGGTTGAGAAATTCCTAGAATTACTAGGCAGTATTGCTGACTTGGTTGGAGCTGTATACGACAAACTTGAACCTTTAATTACTTTCATCATTGAGAAAATTATTAATGAGTTAGCACCGTCAATTAAGCGTATTGGGGATGAATTAAAGACATTCTTTGATACAGTTTCAGACATTGTATCTGGTGTCATTGATATCATTAAAGGTATCATCGACGTGATAACGGGTATCATCAATGGAGATATGTCCAAAATCATTGAAGGTTTCTCTAGTATCTTTAACGGGGTGCTTGAAATCGTTGTAGCTATCTTCAAGTCGTTATTGAACTTAATTATTAACATTTTGACGAACATCTGGAATACAATTATTTCAACGTTCCAGAGCGCTTGGGATGGAATTACCAACATTCTAGGTGGTGCTGGAGAATGGTTCGCTAATACATTCCAAGGAGCTTGGGATGGTGTAGTTAATATCTTTTCTAATCTAGGGCCTTGGTTCTCTGAACGTTGGAGTGATGTCACTAATGCTCTATCAAACATTGGAGCATGGTTCACGGATATGTTTCAGAAGGCATGGACTGGCTTGACGAATGTGTTTAGCGGTCTTGGTAATTGGTTTACTGGGAGATGGAATGACGTCACGAATGCACTTGCTAACGTAGCCACTTGGTTTGGAAGTATCTTCACAAGTGCTTATAATGCAGTGGTTAACGCATTTAGCAACATCGGTAGCTTCTTTAGTGGTGTCTGGTCTACCGTCAAGAATATCTTTGTCGGAGCTGGTCAAGCAGTCGGTAGTGCAGTAGGCGGAGCATTTAGAAGCGCAGTTAACGCAGTGCTTGGAACAATCGAGAACGTGGTTAATGGTTTCATTGGTATGATCAACGGTGTTATTGGTTTGATTAACAAAATCCCTGGCGTATCTCTTGGCGGTATTGGCTATGTGAGCCTCCCTCGTCTTGCCCGTGGTGGTATCGTTGACAGTCCTACTGTAGCCATGATTGGTGAGGCTGGTAAAGAGGTTGTGATGCCTCTTGAGAATACTGGGTTCTTACAGACCATGGGACGTATCGTAGGCGGTGCTGTCGTTAACGCTCTAGGTGGTGGATTGCCACAATCTGGAGGATTTAGTGGCAATGGTGACATCGTGATCCAGATTGGTGGCCACGAATTCGGACGTGTGGCTATTCAAGAAATCAATAGAGAACAGGAACGTGCAGGACAAGTCTTGCTTAACATTTAGAGGGAGGTAAAATGGCACGCTTAATTATTAATGGGGTGGCTGTCAAGCCTCCCAAATATTTTCAGGTCGATATCCAGGACATCGACGGAGAAACAGGGCGTAATGCTAACGGAGACATGGTGCGTGACCGTATCACGGTTAAACGTAAACTAGATTGTGAGTGGGGCATGCTGACTCAAGATGAAATGAGTCAACTTTTAAATGCCGTATCACCTGAATTTTTTACGGTGTCCTATCCTGACCCTATGTCGGGTCAAACCACGAAGACTTTTTATGTTGGAGACAGAACGGCTCCTAGCTATTCATTTACTGAGAAGTTCAAGCCTTGGTCTGGTGCTAAGTTCAATCTGATAGAAAGGTAGGTAGAACATGGATATATTCAGACGACATAAATTCAATGAAGCGATGTTCGCTAAAAACCGTACTCTTGCTATCAGAGTAGGACAGTATCAATCAAGTGATATCAAAGAAGCTAATTTTGAGTACGGCTACATCAAAGGCGATACTTACAAGCCTGGCGGAACATGCGCAGGCAGTGCTAAAATCGTCTTTACGAGCATCATTACCACTTTTAATAAGCTAGATAAGATTCATCCTGAAATCGGTCTTTTGGTTGATGGAACCTACGAATGGGTGAAGATGGGTGAATACTTTATCAACGATATTGAAATTGACCGAAATCGAAACACAACTACACTAGACCTCATGGACGGAATGTTCAAGCTAAATCATGAATATGTCACAGACTTGACTTTCCCGGCAGAAATCAGACAAGTTATTAAAGAGATTTGTCTAAAAGCTGGTGTAGAGCTAGCAAACGAAAACATGGATATCACATCCATGAATTATGCAATCGAGACTAAACCTAAAGAGAAAAAAATGACATTCAGAGATGTGTTGAGTCTAGCTACTCAGATGCTCGGAATGTCTTGTTTTTTTAACCGAGAAGGAAAACTTGAAATCAAAGAGTTGACCGACTCAGGTATCGTGATTACCGCAGATAATTACTTCTTACACGGCTTAACTAAAAGCGAAGTCGAGTATCAGATTGCAGGTATTACTTGCAAGAAAGACAAAGAAGGTCTAACTGTCGGAACTCGCACAGGTCGTTCGCTTGAAATTGAAAATCCGTTCATGACTCAATCGATTTTAGATAACCTTTATCACAAAATCAAGGACATTCGATACTATCCATTCAACTTGAACTTTCAAGGCCATCTTCTCCTTGACGTTGGCCAATGGGTGACAATCAAAACAAACAAGGGAGAAACATTTAAAACTCCTGTATTGAGTCAATCTTTTAGTTTTAAAGGAGGCCTTCGTAGTCGTATCAGCGCCGATAGTAAATCAGGAAATGATGCACAATATTCGTATGCCGGGACTATTACTAAGAAAATTGAACAATTTAGCGAGTTTGAAAAACAACTTCAAAACCAAATTGAAGAAGCGGACAGAGGATTTGATGCCAAGGTTGGCCAAATCAAACAGGATTTCAATGATCAACTCGAACTCGCCAAAGCCAAAGCAGAGGAGAATAAGAAGGCCTTGTCCGAAGAAATAGACAGACGATTTCAAGATTTCAGTCCAGCTGGATTTGAAGAAGCCAAAGCAAAAGCAGAAGAAGCTCTCAGGAAAACTGGAGCAAATACTGAACTTGCAAACGAAGCTAAACGTCTGAGTGAACGTATTTCAGGCGACATGAATACGTTTAAAAGCGATTATAGAGCTGATTTGAACGGTCTCAACTTGAGAATCACTCAAACGACAACAAACAACATTCAGATGTTTGGCGCATTTACAAGCAACATCAACGGGCGCATGGCTCAAATGTCAAGTCTAGTCGCTGGCAAAGCAGACCAAATCGAGTTCCAACGTGTCAAAGAAACAGCTCAACTCTACGAGAGAATTATCGGAAATACTCAGAACGGTATCGCAGATAATATTTCTCGCATGGTAATGACTAACCAAATCTTTCAAACAGAAGTCAAGAAGTATGTTGAAGATAATTCAAACCTTGTATTTGACCCAACGAATTTCAGTAAGTGGCAGAAAAAGCAATTAGAAGCAAACATTGTCGAAGTTCAAGCTGACACAAAATTGCTAAGAATCACAAATTCTGGTAAAAATCAACCTGTATATCATGGATTCAAACTA